GTGCGGCTGCGCCGCGATGGCTCGCCGCAACTGGATTATGTGCTGGGCGACGTGGAGTGGCAGGCCGCGCGGCGGGCACTGCTGCAGATGGCGGAAATCCAGTTTGCCGCCGGCGCCCGCGCGGTGCTGCCGGTCCACGAGAACGCCGGGCTGGCCCGCAGTTGGCCGCAGGCGCAGCAGATGATCGCGGCACTGCCGATGCAGCTGCTACGCACCCGCGTGGTCAGCGCCCACGTGATGGGTGGCGCCGCGATGGCCGGCGACGAACGCCAGGGCGTGATCGACCATCTGGGGCAGCACTGGCAGGTTACCGGGCTGAGTGTGATCGACGGGGCGATGTTCCCGACCAGCATCGGCGCCAACCCGCAACTGTCGATCTATGCGCTGGCCCTGCGCGCCGCCGAGGCACTGGCCGCGCAGTTGGCGCGTTAGCCTTAAACGGCGATACGCTAGGCAGACCGGGCCTCTGCGCCGCCGCCGGTAGCACGAAATGACAGCCGGTGCGTACCGGAAAAATCTTGGCAAAACGCAGCGGCATCAATATAATCGCGGCCTGTTGTTGCCCTACGCAACACAAAGGAAGCGTGGCCGAGTGGTTTAAGGCAGCGGTCTTGAAAACCGCCGAAGGTGTGAGCCTTCCGTGAGTTCGAATCTCACCGCTTCCGCCAGAATAAACAAAACACTAATCCCCATTAATACGTGCTAAATAGCTTGAAACCCAAGCTTGGCGCGGATTGATGGGGATTTTTGCTTTTGCTGGCTTCATGTCTTTATGTGGTTTAGTGCGGATTAATGCGCCCCGCAATTGCCCCGCAAAATTTCCGTACCTACCGCACCTGCGATTGTTCCCTTACCCACTCCTGCAACGCCGTCAGCTGCTCGGCGTTTTCGTGACAGGTGAGATAGTTGGCCGCGACAGTGGCGGCAACGTCTTGAGCGGGGACGGCGGCCGCATCAGCAACTCGGGCGGGGTCGGGAAGCTCACCGAGGGCGGGGTCGGGAAGCTCACCGAGGGCGGCGGCATCGTGGTGCACGCGGAAGCCACCAGGCAGAGCAGGGGAATCAGACGGGACATAGACGGGGACCTCCTTGATTATGGTTTCGCCGGCAACGTGTACGGTGCGCACGCGGTCGACGTATTTGGTCAGCACCTGGACTGTGGTCTCGGCCCGCCGCTGGCGGACGATGGCGGCTCTTGCGGTCGCCGAAAGGTTGGCCGCATCGACCTTGGCTTGCTCGTGGCTGGCGCCTTTGATCCAGCCGAAGGCGAGCAGGGTGCCGGCCAGGGCCAGAAGCGCCAGCCAGCGATAGATGATCTGGGGCATGGTTCCCTTTCTGCGGCCTACGCCAGCACCTTCAGCGCCCGCTGGTACAGGGCGATCCGATCTTCCCGGCCATTCTGGCCACCGTTGATGCGACGGGTGATGGTGTCGAATGCGTGCTTGTCTGCCAGAGCGTTCAGATTCTCGTTGTGCCAGAACCACGCGGCAGAACGACATGCCAACTCCGGCTGTTCCAGCAGCTCAGGTTGCGCGATCAGGTCAATACCCAACCCGAAGCCGCACAGCTCGTAGTTGCGCCGCCCGGTGATCTGAATCAGGCCACGGCCGCAATAGCGCTGCCCGTCATCATCGTTCTGTGGCGTGTTGCCGAGACGTGCCGCCAGTCGGCCGGTGTCGTACTTGTCCAGATAATCGCTGCCACCCAGTTCGCGCGTGTAACGCAGCCGGCCAGACTCGTGCCCGACCTGGGCAAGGAATGCCGCGGCACGAAGCGGGGTGATGATCTTGAACTCCGCCATTGAGGCATTGAGTGGGGCAACAAAAAGCCCGGCGCGCGGCCGGGCTTCGGGCATGATGGCTATTAGCTTCTCAACGGTCAGCATCGGCAGTCGCTCCCAGTTTGGCGGACCACACTTTTTCGAACGTGAAGATGGCTCGGCTGCCCATGTGGCCGGAGATCCCGACCATCGCCGCACTCAGTAGCTGGGACAAGCCGGCCCACTCGCACAGGTAGAAGGTGACGATGCCTGCAAAGGCACTGATGGCCAGCTCGCCGATGATCTCGGCCATGCTGATCTTGCCGTCAGCCTTGGCGCGCCGGATGGCGCCGGCCACGCCGCCGAGCAGCGCCAGCGCGAACACCCACAAGTAGGTCAAAAGGCCATACGATGCCGGGCTCTTTGCCGCGGCGTGTGCTGCTTCCTGGATTTCTTGCATCACTCCCCCCTTGGAATGAAAAAGCCCGCCAAGTGGCGGGCCAGAAACAATTTGACCCGCATTGAGCGGGTCATTCGATTTGCGAAGCGCTGATAAACAAGTCGTCCAGCTGTTGATCAGTCAGGTTAAGTTGTTGCGCCATATCCAGCACCATCGGGCTGTTGCGCTTGAATGCCTGCGCATTCTGCCACGCAATAACTGTGAGCTTGTCGGTCGCGGCGTCGGCCATCATTGCTTCCACATTCCCCAGCAATCCGGCGAGGTGGAGCGCAGCCAATGCCTGGTAGCGTGTCACCTCGGATGGAATGTTGGCAGGAATAGCCGCGGCAGTTTTCTGGATCTCTGCAATTTCTTCGGCTGTCAGTTGAACAACGCGCTTCTCGCCAGTTGTTACGTCGAATTCAATGCGCTGCATATCAGTAGCCCTCGATCAGAAGAGAGACGCTGCCGGCGTCGAAGGTGTCAACAGCCGTGGTAGTGGTAAGCCGAATCCGATCCAGCACGCCGGCCAGCGTTTTGTTGCCGACTGTCTTGTTGTTAGTCGCCTCGCCATTACGAATTGTGTCGCCTTCGATTTCCCACACATTCCCTGACTGAAGCCTCATCCGGATGGCGCCGCTAACAGAGGTTGACGTGCCAGACGCACCGCTCAGAAGAATTCCGCTGGTAGAAGACACAGTTACAATGCTGCTGCCTGTTACTGCATTTACGTTGTTGCTGTAGCCCGTATTCTCGATGCCGGATGGTGTGCCAAGCTGCAGCAGGTAGTTGTTGTTGCCGTTGGTACTGACGTTATGGGGCAATACGGTGATGCGCTTTGCCCAGCTCGGGAAGCCGGTCAGGTCGATCACCGTGCCGCTGGTAGTCGCAACTGCAGCCGTAAGCGTCATCCGCTGGCCTACCAGAGGCGTGCCATCAGCCCGGATGTATTGGAACACGTAGACGGTTGTGCCGTCGTAGTAGAGGAAAGCGCGGTCACCAGCAGTCGTGGTGATGGTGGTGCCACCCTGCAAGTTGTTGTTCGTGGCGTGGTGTGCCAGCGTCAGCGCGCCGTCGAAAATCACCTGCATGAACTGGCCGGCGGTCATGGTCCAGGCGCTGATGCCAGTCGTGCCGGTGATATGCACTGTGTTGCCTGTTGCTGAGGCCAGATCGACTGTCGCGGCCGATGCGATGCTTCCGCCAGCGGCAAATTTGAGTACCCCTGTCATCGTCAATCCGGCCTGCACCAAAGACTTCACCCACGCCTTCAGACTGGCAAAAGTTAGCTTCTTCCGGCCAAACAATGCCTCACTGTCGGCAATCGGCAGCTCGTCGGCATCAACCGGCGTGGCCTTGCTGGTGGCGCCGTGGATCTGGGTTTCCACCTTGCTGGCATCCGATACCTGGCGAATGATCGCCGCGTGCGCACGCAGGTAACTGTCAAGGTTTGGCCCGATCGGTTCGCTGCCGCCCGGCGAGTTGTTCGCTGCAGACGGATCGAGATCATCGATAGAGTCTGGAATTGGCATATCTCTCCCCCAAAAAGCAAAAGCCCGCCATTGGCGGGCTATACTTTTGTCATTGTCCCGGCGTTCAGCCGAGAGGAGTTAAATGGAAAACTTCATGCAGAAGGCCATCGGCTTTGCTGGCGCTGGCTTCTTCCTGTGGCTGATCGTGTCGTTCGAACAGTGGCTGATCCAGCTGGCCAAGCGACACTTGCCGCGCGGTAGCCGGATCCGCCGCTGGGTGCTGTGGAGCAGGGCAGACGAGGACTGATCAGCGCTGCGCCTCCTCCAGTGTCAGCAGGCCGGGCACCGATAGCAGGGGCAACCGGCTGGACAGCTGGCCGGCTACCGGCGGTAGCTGGAACTTGGGGTTCAATGCTTTGCTTGCCGCCATGCTTTGAGCACCTTTGCCGACCCCGTAACGTGCCACTTCTCCTAACCTCCCTGGGAACAGGTTCGCAAGGCGCATAAAGTTGCTGTACGTCGGCGATCCTGCCGGCTTGATTGGCGCGTTGTGGATGTTGCCGGCGGCGGTGAGTATCCGGTGATATTGATCCCACCCATCGGCGCCGAACAGGATCTTGCCTTTCTCCGGCCCGATGCGATCCAGCGCAAGACGCAGGCCGGCCACCGTAAAGCTGCCGCCGGTTTCCGCCTGCAGAGTTGCGGCATCCCGCACATACACCTTGGCCGCGTCCCGCAGCGTCGACAATAGCGGCATGCCGCGCTCGGCCTCCAGTGCGGCCAACCCTTTCAGATCGTCCACCTTCATGCTGCCAAGCAATTTTGGCAGTTTCTCCGGCGTGAATCGCCCTTTCAGCACGTCATCCACCAGCGGGTTCGACTCCTGAAAACGGAAGCGATCCGCTGCGGCGGTCCGTGCCTGGCGGAAGGCGGCGGCCAGTTCCTGCTGCTGATCACCGCCGGCGCGCGGCAGGTTACCCGCACCGGCGCCGCCGTAGCCGTCGATGGCATCGGTCAGGTGCTTCTTCACGATGCCAAGCGCCTTGGCTTCTGCCATGTCGCTGGTGCTGGACAGCCGGCCATTGATCGCCTGCAGTCGCTGCAGCGCGGTGCCCATGTCGAACGGCTCCTTGCCACTGGTGGCCTTCTGGAACCAGTTGAGCGTATCCGCCGGCAGCTTGCTGCCCAGCATCTGCTGGTCCAGCTCGATGGTGGCATCGTTCACGAAGCGGTGCGGGTCCAGCGGCAGGTCACGGCCGGCAGCGTTGCGCGCGGCACCGTACAGCTGATCCACATTGCTTTTCAGCATGGCATCGTAGCCGGACAAGGTGTCCTGCAGCCGGTTGCCGAGGTCGTAGTCGGTAGCCTGGCTGGTGCCATCCCGTACCCCTTCCAGCAGTGCCTGGTTGGCGTCCTTGTAGCGGGCGGCCAGCTGGCTGTCGACGGTGTTCAGGTTGTTCTCCGTCCACCAGTCTCTTGCATCGCGGGTCAGCCAGCCTCGGGTCGGCTTGATGCCCAGCTTTTCGAAATCGGCCAGCCGTGCCAGCTGCTCGGTATCCAGGTTGCCGAGGTCTCGCGACTGCTTGCCGGCTTTCACCAGCTGCTGCTGGATGGCACGGGGCAGGGCGTTGAAGTCGATGCCCTTGGCCTGCAGCTGGGTGGTGAGGGTGGTCTCGACCTGCTGCGACGGCGTGAAGGCGCCTTTCACTTTGCGGCCAACGTTACCGAGGCCTCGGCCAAGGGCCAGCCCTGCAGTGCCGCCGGCGGCGCCCGCCGCGGCGTTGATCAGGCGCTGGTCAATGCCGCCAGGCTGCGACACCAGGCCGTAGCCACCGCCGACCAGCGCCGCCTGTTTGTAGGTGCTGGGGTTGATCACGGCGTTGCCGCCTTTCTGCAGTAGCTGCCCACCTTTCTGTGCCAGCTGGCCAACCTTGGTCAGGTCGCGCCCCTTGGTCAGCAACTGCGCGCCGGTGCCCAGCGTCTGCAGTGCCTTGCCGCCGGTGTACATGATGCCAGCTTGCCCCAGCATGTTGCCGGTGATGGCGGCAGGATCGCTCATCAGCTGCTTGTCCGCTTTCTCGTCGCCGCGCACCAGCCCCAGCGTGTCACCGATGCCGATACCGTGCAGGAAGTCGGTTGCGGCCTTGCCGGCGCCGATGATGGCACGCTCCGGCAGGCTGTATTCGTCCAGCAGGTTCTTGTCCGGCTTCGCGTTGTCGATGATCCGCATTGGCTTGCGTGCTGGCTTCTGATCTGTGCCGTCGAAGCGGTCGAACGGGTTGGCCACCGGCGTCTGCTTGGTGTCGAACTGGTCGAACGGATTCATGTTGCCCCCTGTGCGCTGCATGTACGCAGCCGTCTTTGGCCCCCACTGGGCGGTGTTGCCGCCGGCGTGGTAGTAGCCGGCCGCGCGCACCGGATCGCCCTTTGCCCAGCGCATCGCATCCTTGGCCACAATGGCGGCGCCGCGCACGGCATTCTGTGGTGATGCCCACGGATCGAAGCCGGCCTGCTTGATGATGCGTGCCCGGGTTTCCGGGATGATCTGGTAAACCGAGCGCGCACCGGCGGAGCTGACTTGATCCGCGTTGCTACGCTCGCCGTTAACGCGGATGGTGCGCAAGAACCCCGCCATATCCGGCGCAAGGCTTTGCTCCAGCTGGTCATAGCCGGGGTCTCTGAAGCTTCTCATGTCAGCGTCCCATGATTGATGCGGCAGCGCCTTGGCCGTACTTGGCGTCAAACTGCTGTGCCAGGCGAGGGTTCAGCTTGATGTTGCGGCGCAGGTAGTCGACGGCGGATGGCGGAATCGACGCTCCGGCCTGTCGTGGAGGCTGACCGCCGGCAGCCGGTGTCTTGCCTTGCCCTGCGTAGAACTGATCGAAGCCGTTCAGGTGGCCGCGCTCGGCAAGGTACTGCTCGGCGGCGGCGAGCTTTTTCTCGGCCGCGCTGAGGGTTTTGCCGAACTGGTCACGGATGGACTTGTTCACGTTCCCGGATTTGTCGATGCCGGGTAGCGACTGCAGGTATAGCTGCAGGTCGCGATCCGACGTCGAGCCGGAGCCGGCCGGCCGCACTTGTGGTGCGAGACGTGACTGAATGGCCAGCATTTCCTGCTTCTGGTCATCGGTTGTCATCCAGTCTGGCAGCCCCTTGTCCAGCAACCCGCCAGTGGCCTGCTCCTGATTGAGCTGGCCAAAGCGGTTCAGGTCCGTCATGGTGGTGCGCCCTTGTGCAACTTGGTTGCGCAGGTCTTCCAGCTGCTTGTTCGCCTGCTCGTACACCCGCGGCTTCATGGCGTCCGCCTTTTGCGGCGGCAGGTTACTCCAAGGCGCCAACGGATCAGGCGCTTCTGCCGCTGGTGGCGCCTCCGTGGCGATGAACTGCCCGTCGCGCGGGTTGAACACGCCAGCTGGCTTGTAGTCACTGCCGGGGACGTACTGCATCGGCGTCGGTGCGAACGGCGTGAACACCTGCATCGCCTGCTTCCGGTCGACGCCGTTGTCGACCAGGAACTGGTAGTTGCGCTGGGCGTCGGTGGGCTTGCCGCCGGACCCGTATTCTTGCAGCTTGAGGGCGGTTTCCATGTCGCCGGCGCTGGCGTACAGCTCGGCAGCGTTCTTCCAGTAGTCCGCACCCTGTGGCAGCTCAGACAGGCCGCGGCGTAGCGCCGCCTGGCGCTGGCGCTCCTGCTGCTTGGCCTGCCAGTCATCCTTGAGCATGCCAGTTCTGAACTGCTGCACGTTCTCGTCCGATGCGAGATCAAGTGCGCCACGGTAGCCCTGCTGCTGCGCGGCGAGGCCGTGGCCAAGCGACTGACCGAAGTTGCCGCGGTTGTTGGCCAGCATCGCGGCGCCCATGTTGGCCAGCGAAGAGAACAGCGCTTGCTTGTTCTGCTTCTCGTTCGGCGAGAAGTCGAAGTTTGGTGCCGCGGGTTCCGGAGTGCGGCCAACCTCTGGCTGTGCCAGGCTGTAACCGGAGTCGTCCAGCAAGCCCATCAGGGGCGACTTCCCCGCATCGCGGCGGAAGTAGTCGTTCAATTCCATCAGGTTCATATCACCCCCTCAGTGGGTCGTACTGGTTACCCCATTGCACCGGATTCCACGCCGCTCTGGTCACTGCGCCGGGCGTGTAGCTGTAGCCAGCATTGGCCGCCATGGCCGTGGCCGGCGCGGACTGGTAGCTATCAGCATCCAGCAGACCGGCGATACCTCCTTGGCGGCCGTCAGCTTGCGTGGCCGAAGGCCGGCCGCCTGGCACACCGGGCGTTGGGTTGGCCATGGCGTAATCCATAGCCTTGCTGGCCAGCTTCTGCGCAGCCATGCTGCCAAGCGGAGCCAACTGCGACCCGGCCAGGGCACTGCCAAGCGGGCTGACCATGCCGCCGACCACGCTGCGGGCAAACTGCTGCCCCCAGTCGTCAATGGTGTCGGCGGTGAGCGCGGTACCGAGTGTGCCGCCGAGGATGGCGCCGCCAGGTCCCATCAGCATGCCGGCACCGAGCGCACCGAGCTTGTTCAGCGCGCTGGCGCCGGCAGAACCCAGCGCCGTGCCATAGCCGAGCTGCTTGGCTCGGTCGAAGTAGCCGACACCCATCTTGCCCATGGTGTCGCTGATGCCGGTACCGCGGTACCCGGATTCGCGCATGTTGTCGCGCATGCGGCCGAGCGTGCCGGGTGAGATTTCGCCGACACCCTTGGCGTAGCCGAGCTGGGCATTGTTGGTGTCCATCATGGATTTGGCAGCATCGATGTCGCTTTGACTGTTCTGCGATCCAGCATCGTCCGCAGTGTCGCCGGCATCATCGCTTTCCGGCGAGCTGCCGTCGTCGTAGCGGAATTCCAGCAAGCCTGTTGCCGGGTTGCGAGAGTTGGACTTGCGGCCAACCTGATAACGCTCTGGATTGATGCCGGCCTCGCTGAGCAGGCCCATCGCCAGCGGCGCGACCTTGCGCGGCACCACTACCTCACCGTTGGTCAGGTGCGCGAGGCGGGTATCGCCACCCCGGCCGGCGGCGGCCAGCTGTTTGGCTGTCTTTTTCATCATGGCGCCCCTTTAGAACATCCAGCTCAGCATGTCGGAATTACTCATTCCGCCGCTATTGCTACCGCCAATTGCGTTCCATGCGTGATCAAGTAGCGACGACCCGCCAACGTTGGTGCTGCCCAGCGTGCCCAGCAACCCCAGGCCGCCACCAAGCCAGTTGGCCGCATTACTGCCGCCGCTGTTCTGTCGGTTGAACTGGTCGGCGTTCTGCGCCAGCTGCTGTGCATTGCTGGAGCTGCCGAGCATGCCGCTCAACATGTCGTAGCCGGTGTAACCCCAGTTTTTGGCGTTCTGCCAGTCGCTGTAGTTCATGTCGAGCTTGGACTGATCCTGTGCCTGCTTGGCCGCGCCAACGCCTTGCAGTGCCGCGGCGTCGGTGTAAGCCTGGTTGCCGTAGGTTGGCGCCATCAGACCTGCCTGCAGCTGGCGGCCACGTTCCTGCTGGTAGTTGTCGCCATACACCTGGTTGGCCAGCTGGCCGAGCGAGTCGGCGAAGGCGGTATTGTTGGCCTGCTGCACCTCCTGCATGGCGCTGCCGCCATAGGCACCGGCGTTGTTGAACTGCGCCATGGTCTGGGCGCCTGTACCGCGGGCGTAGGCGTCAGACATGCGGCCGGCCATCGCGTCAAAGGTGCCCTTGAGCCACGGATTGCTGTCCGGGCTCATGTACTGGCCGTTCAGCGTGTTCTGTACCATCCCGGCGCCGGCCTGCATCGTCGGATCACCATTCGTCGCGCGATTGGTGATCATGTCCATGGCCTTGTTCTGCTCGCCGGAGAAGTTGGCCAGACGGTCGCCACCGTATTGCTGATAGGGCTGCGACGCCATGTTCCAGCCTTGCTGCATCAGGGCATTGGGCAGGTTCTTGATGTCGGTGGGTGCCTTGCCCCAGCCAACGGTATTGGGCGCGCTGGCGGCCTGGTAATTGCCAGTCAGAAAGCTACTGTTCGTCGCCATGTTCAGTTCCCTGTCAAAGTTCGTTGTTCCTTCCAGGTGCCTGGCTCACCCGCGGCGGTGCAGATCCAGCCACGCAGGATGTATTTGCTGCCGGGAGTGCCCAACTCCTGCGGGTTGCTGTTGCGCACCTCGTCGCCAATACCCCACAGCCCAGCCGTCGGCGCCGCATCCAGTGCCAGCACCGCCACCATGCGGCCACCGGTCAACCGGTTGACTGCGCGGTTGATGTCAGCCAGCAGCATCGTCAACTGGAAGGTCAGTCGTTCCGGCCACTTCTGGTCTGTGGTCTGCGGCAGCATTGGCCGCTCAGGTAGCTGGTTCATTCGCTGCCGTCCTCCTGGAACTGTGCCGCCAGCGCCATGATTTCCATGTCGCCAGAGGTGGTGATTTGCAGCCGGTGCCAGCGGGCAGACCACAGCGCGTCAAACTTGCCGCTGTTCAGTGCGGAGCTCTCAACTTGGATCGGCATCGCATCCAGCGTGTCATGCACCAGGTGATCCAGCTCGGCACTGGCCGGCGCTGTAATGAAGCGCGGCCGCACTCTGGTCAGCGTGGTGAAAACCTCGTCGTCACCAAGATCGCCGGTCGTTAACGAGGCGGCACCGGCGGTGCCCTCTAGTGACTGCAGGGCATGGCTGCTGTTGACCACCGACATCAGTGCTGATGACTCCGTCCAATACGGCGAGTCGTAGGCGATTGGCGGGATGTCGTCGTAGGTGGCAAACAGGTCGCCCAGCGAGTCGAAGGTGATGGCGCCGTTCAGGTACTCGCTGGCCGCCTCGATGGCGAGGTCGCCGCGCCCCCACTTGTTCGCCTTGTAGTGGTACGCCACCCACTTGGTGAGCGCCCCGTCACTGCCGACGGTGGGGTAGAACCAGTACGCCAGGGCGTTGGTGCGGTCGTGCAGAGACTGCACGCGGTACTGATAGGCCGGATCCAGATCGGCGAAGAACCACTCGCGCAGCGATGCGCCAATCGGCGTTGGCCGCGTGCCGTCGAAGAGGTAGAAGTCGTCAGCGCCAAGGAAAACGTGCGCCGTGCCGATATCGATCACCGCTTCTTGCGACAGTGCGCCGATCTCGCCCGGGATCAGCGTCCAGGTCCAGATTACGGGCGGGCCGACATAGCGCCCCAGGTACATGGAGCGCTCCTTGTAGGCGACGATGTCGGCGCCAAGGCGCCGGCCGGCACGCACCGGCCCGGGCGTGTCCAGCAACCGGCCGTTGGCGGCTTGGGTGGCAATCGCCGGCGTCCAGTTGGCCTGGTCACGCAGGGCAGAACACCACCAGCCATCCGGACGGTCACCATAGGTGCCATCCACGGTGTCGAATGCCATCACGAAGCCGGCCACCGTCTCGATGATCGCAGCTGTTGGTGCCGTCGGCACGTCATCAAAGCCAGCGTCCAGCGCCTGCTGCATCGGGTCAGAGCGGTTGGCCGCAAGCGTGACGTTGCCGAACTGGGCGAAGCGCCAGCGCGATTCGGCAGGGTTGCTGTAGCCGCCGACCTTGGAGCGATCGGTCCATGTATTGCCGGTTGCCTCATACAGCGCCGCACCCGTGCCGGCGAAGATGCGCCAGGTGTTGTCCAGCTTGCGCACAACGATCAGGCCGCGGCAGGCAGCAGTCAGCGCCGGCATGCCCAGGCTGACCGGCGACGGCGCCGCGCGGTAGCCCTTGAGCGTCGGCAGCAGGTTGTCGCAGTCCACCATGATGCCCGGCGTGGTCGGGTCGAGGTCTGGCGCGAAGTTGTTGAGTGGTACCAGCATGTCAGCTTGTCCTGATGGTGAGTTGCGCTGAGCCGACACGCTTGTCCGCCTGCTGCAGGTCGCCGATCACCTCGGCAAACTGCTGTTTCCATACTGCCAGCCGGCCATCGTCTTTCAGGTATGGGGCGGCCTCCGCCAACGCGCCGTACAGGTAGGCATCGGGCGCAGTGAGCAGCAGCCAGTTGTCTACGGTGATCGGCGACAGGGCAGGGAGCCGGCCAAAGTAGGTCAGGGTGTAGTCGTTGTCCTGCGGCGCCGGGTTGAGCCGTAGCGTGCGGCCGATGACTGTGAAGTACGCCGGCGTGCCGGCCGTCACCGCCTGCTCGGCAAACTGCTCCGGCGTGACGTAGCGTGTGCGCAAAACCCCGCCCGGCACGGCAATGTCCAGCTGGCGGATTTCAAGACAGTCCGCAGGAAGCGCCAATTCCGCCGAGGAGAGCGTCCCGGAGGCTTGTTTCTCCATCTGCTGAGTGCGCAGCAGCCGGTTCAGCTTCGCTTCCGCCAGGGTGATGAAGTCCGGCAAGGATGCCGCCAGGTCCCCGCGCCGCAGGTACCGTGTCAGCGCCGCCTGCAGCTCCGTGTAATTGGTGATGGCCATTCACGCCCCCGAAAAATGCCTTTTGCCCGTTCCAGACGCGGAAGTGCGCCAGCGCCGGGTCATTGAGCATCGCCTGGGCGTGTTCCGGGTTGATCAGGAACTCGCGAAAGGTGATGCCTTTGGTGTTGATGTACTGCTCCACCAGCACGGCCGGCAGGCGTGCCGCCAGTCGCATGTCGGAGTGCCCGAAGGCACCAGCTGCAGCCAGTGCCTTGGTCTGCTCGGCAATGGGGGTGCAGTCCTGGATTCGTTCAATGGTGGTGCTGTCGCTGGACTGGTCGTAGTGAAAGCGGGTGAGCACGTCGCTCATGGCTCAGTCCTCCAGCGCAATGACATTCAGCACGCCGCCGGCGCCAAGCTGCAGCGCGGCAATGGTGTCCGCGCCGTTGGCGATGATGGTGGCGCACTCGTTGGCCGGCAGCAGGAAGTCGCCCGCGGCGGCGACCTGAGCGCCTTTGCCCCAACGTACATAGGCGCCATTGTTGGTGCTGATCCGGAACGAGCGGGGCTTTTGCCCGGACAGCGCGTTCGGGATGGTCGCCGAGGCGCTGGCCGCACCAAGCGCGATGTTTGCCCCGATGGGGTTGGCTGAAAGCTTGGACATGCCTTTCTCCAGAAATGAGAAGCCCCGCACGGGGCGGGGCTTCATCGGGTTAACGCGACCTTTACGACAGGTCGCGCACAGCGCCGGACGATTTCTCGTTCTTGGCCTTCAGCGTGTACTCGGCCAGCAGCATGCGCTTTTCCGAGTCGCCGGTTTTGGCCAGCGGCTCGGTTTTGAAGCGGCGCAGGTACGCCACTTCCCACATGTCGGACTGCAGGGCAAAGGCGGTGCGTGCACGCTGGAAGCGGTTTGGCACCACCTTGAGCGTGCCGAAGTCGCTCACGTAGATGTCGACGGTCGCAACGACCTTCTTGTCCTTGGAGTCGGTCTGCTTGGTGGCGCCGCCATCGAAGGTGCTGAACACCTGCTTTTGCGTGCCGCCGACCATGATCACGTCCGGATCGCCACCGTTGTTCCAGCACTTCTGCAGTACGTCTTTCAGCAGCGATTCGGTGAAGGCGCGCTGGGTACCATCAGTTGGTGCAGTGTTGTTGATCGGGTTCGGCGCGACACCGGTGGCGCCCAGGCTGTTGTTGGTGGCGATCCAGCCTTCCAGGCCGCGCAGCTGGCGCGCGGTAGCCGAGTCGCCGGCAATCGCCGTGGTGTTCTGCGTCAGCGCGAACTCCATGTCACGCTTGATTTCCTTGCCGCGCTTGGACACCTGGTAAGCCAGTTCCTTCTTGCGGCCGGCGCTGCTCACCGCATCCTGCGTACCGGAAACGGAGACCGTCTTGCTGCTGATCTGCGTCTGGTTGTCCACGCGAACGGTCGGCGACGCCGCGGCAGCGGCCGCATCATCGCCTTCCACCTGCTTGTTGTTCGCAGCCGGAGCCAGATCATCGGTCTGCCATTCGTGCTTGGTCGACGTGGCTTCGGTGGTGCCGCACATCGACAGGAACGGGGTCTCGGTCGGTGCGATGTTGTAGATCACGTCGGTCAGGTCTTCACGGTTGCCGACGGACTGGTAGGTCAGGGTGGTATTGCTCGGAGCGGCCATGTGATGGGCCCTTTCTTAGTCGAGTAAGTTTTCGATGACGCTGGCGGCATCCTTGATGCTGCCGGACTGCTTCAGCGCCCTCATGCTCTTGTTGCGGCCATCGGTCGGCGATGTTGTCGCGCTTGGCTTGATGACCTTTGGTGGCGCGGCCTTGACCTTGTTCTCGGTGCTGCCACGCTTGGCCTGCAGCTGATCGAACAGCCATGCCTTGCGGATCGTCAGCAGCGCGCGGTGGTCGGACAGCTGTCCGATTTCCTCGTCACGGTAGCCTTGCTTCTGCATGTAGTTCCGCAGCTCGCCCATTTCGGCCTTGCGCTTCGACTCATCTGCCCACTCTGGGAGCTTGGCCAGAAGCTGCTCCCGCTCGTGTTTGACGTGCTCGTTGAGCGCTTGAACCTGGTCTTGCTGCATGACTTCGGCCAGCTGCTGACGCTGGGCATTCACCTGCATCAGCTCCCGCTCAGCCGTTTCCACACGCAGCTTCTGGCGCATGAATTCTTGCGGGTCATTGTCCAGCAGTGTCTGCCAGTCCACCTGCTGAGCGTCCTGCATCACGGCTTCCAGTTGGAACCCGTAGCGATCCAGCTGTTGACCCAGCTGCTGGCGCTCGGCCAACGCGGCTTGGCGCTCGCTCTGCGCTGCCCGTCGGTCCTCTGCCAGTTTCTCGGTCTTCTGCCGGTAGTCGGCATCCTTCTGGTAGCCGGCAAGCAGCTCGTCCAGCGTGACTTCCTGCTCTTCGCCGTTGACTTTCACCTTGTACAGGGAGGCAGACTTTTCACCGTCCTGCTCGTCGGTGGCTTCGTCATCGGCTGGGTCGCCTTCTACTTCCGCATCAGGATCAGGTTGGCCGTCGTCGGCTCCGTCGTCTGCTGCGTCATCGTCGCCGGCGGCGCCAGCGTGATCGCTCAGTAGCGCAACGATGTCGTCGTCTTCGCTACTCGATGGCGAAGGCGCGCCACCCGCGCCGCCACCTGCCGCACCACCGTCACCAGCTTGCTGCCAGTAGCCGCGGGCAATGAGTTGTTGTCGGATACGCATTGTTTTCCCCTTACTCGACGATCATCCAGTCATCGGCCAGCGCGTCGCTACCGCTCGGCGCCCAGCAGGCGACATCGCCCTGCGCGGTTTTCAGTGCCATGTAGGCGCGGTACGGCACCAGTGCACCCTCGCCATAGAAGGCCTTGGCCACGCCCGTCTGCGCCGGGTAACTAGCGGCCGGCACGTAGTAGGCGAACATACCCGCGCCGTTCCAGCCCGCGCGCGCCACCTTGGCGCCGGCCTTCATCGCCTCGATGGCTTGGCCGAATGGCATGCCTTCGGTCGGACGGTAGGCTCGCTCGAACACATCAGCCGGCGACCAGCTGATATAGCCGGCGTACTGCAGCGTGTTGGCCTTGCCGCCGTCCAGGTACTCCACCAGGAAGCCGGCGTCGTCACCTTTTTCGTCGGCCGGCAGCTGCCAGCCGCGGAGGTCGTTGTACTGCTGGCGTGTCATCGGCACGGCGTGGATCAGCTTGGTGCCGATGTAGCGTTGCATCGTTTTCATGGGTTCATGTCCTGAATGAGAAAACCCGCCACGTGGGCGGGTCAGGGAGTGATCTTGCGGCCGTCGGCCAGCGTGATGGATGGCGGGCCTTCCTCGACCGGCGCATTGCCGATCATGTGGCGGAACAGTGGCGTGCGCGCCGCCGGGTGGCTGACGAGGGTTGGCGGGATGTCGTCGATCTGGTCATTCGCCCAGGCCTCAAAATCGGCCCACGGCATGGCCGATACGCCAGCTCCTGCCGGGCTATCGTCTGCTGGCGGGGCATCCTGCTGATCGGATTGCAGTTCGATCAGCGGCTCAGCCATTCCTTCGCCCGTTCCGGCAGCGTCTTGCGATACGCCAGCTCCTGCCGGGCTATCGTCCCGCTGTCCATCGTCTGCGATAGGCAGCTGTCCACTTTCTCCAGCAGCTTGAGCATCACCCAAAGCCGCTCCCGTCCCTCCTGGTCCCGTGCCGGTGCGTTTTGCCATTGTTCAATAATCTCCGTTTTGACTTGATCGAACGCATCGCGGTAGACGTCCGATTCGATGACGTCGCGGGCACGTTGGCCGCGCGACTCCTGTTGCAACAGCTGTTCGTCTGTCTGGCTCATTGCGGAACCTCCGGTACTGGCATGTTTGCAGGTGGCTGCGTGGAGCCAGCAATCCCCCCGGGGTAGCGCAACTGCAGCTCCAGCAGCTTCAGCTGATACTCGCTGGCCAGCTGTTCACGCCTCAGCGCCATCTCGTCAGTGTGCTTTTGCTGCTCAAGCTGGAGCTTGGCCTGCGCCTCTTGCTGCTTGGCCTGCGCTTCCAGCATGCGAGGATCCGGCGGTGGCGGCTGAGGTGGCTGTTGCTGCTGTTGGCGTGACGGGTCGATCAAGAACTTGTCGGTGTTCTTGTAGCCCATCGCCTTCACGTACTCCGCCGCAGCGTTGTACACGTTCTGCGGTTGCACCAGCCCCATTGAGAACAGCTGCTGCTGCATCTGCATCAGCGCCATCATGTGCTGCGCCTGCTGGTCGCGGTTGCCGGCGCCAAGGCCAACGTTGATCGACATGTCGAACTGGTCCCGCCACTCTTGCGGCTGGATGTCCACCCACTGGCCACGCAGCTGCGCCACCACTGCTTTGTCCTGGTGGCGGATCAGCAAGCGCAGAATCTTGCGGAACAGGGCGGTGAAGCCCGTCTCGGCGAACACGCGGGCGATCAGTTCCATGCGCTGATCACTGCGGTTGGTGATGATGTTCATCCCGGTGGCAGTGTTGTTCAGCGAGTCGGCGCTCACGCCCTGGCTGTACCGCGTGAAGCCCGTCTGGTTTTCCTTCTGGGTCTCGATGTATTCCAGCGCCTGCAGCGCGGCTTGGCCGGTACCGGGGTCGCTGTCGAACAGCTTGCCGACGGCTTGTGGGCTCTTCACTCGCACGACGCCGCCCGGGCGAGATGCGAGCAGGTCATCCAGATTGACCTGGCCCTCCACCGCGAAGGTGCGCTGGTTGACGCTCAGGTACAGGTTGTCGAGGAACGAACGCAGCAGCGACGTCTTGACGCGCTGTGGATCCATCGCCAAGTCAGCCAGACTGAGGCCAAAGAACTGGTGTGGCAGCGGTACCGGGCAGATCGAGCAGAACGGCTGCTCCTCGACCTCCTCATCATCAAGGACGATGCTGCCGGCCTTGGTGATCTTGCGCCACTCGCCATCCAGCTGCAGGTAGCACTCGCTGACCCAGACCAGCGTCGCGTCGTCGTGGGTGGCGTCCTGCATCTCGTCGCCATCGGCCAATCCCAGCACCTTGTTGCGCGCCTCGCGCTCGGCGCCGTACTCCTGATTCTCGCCATGGCCGATCTGGTCGACCAGCTTGGCGTCGTAGCCCGTCTTCTTCAGCTCACCCTTGCTGACTTGGCGGACGTGGGCGATGAATGGCGCATCGTCGCAGGATGTGGCCTGCTTGCTGATCCGGAACTCTTCCGGTGGCACGTTGACCACCCTGACGGCGCTGCGCTCTTCAGCCACTTCCAGCGTGACGTCGTAGAGCAGTTCCGGCTGCGCAATGCCCATCATGGCGTCCGCTGCCGGCGCCATCTGCGGCCCCGGGGCAGGGTAGGCGTTGTGCTCGATGATCTCGGCGCCTTCGCGCTCGGCCAGCAGCATGGTCAGCTGATCGACCGTCAGACCCTTGTAGCTCTCCCGGCTCTTTGCCTCACTGGTCTCCCAGTAGACCTTGGTCAGCCCGACCTTGGACAGCAAGGCGTCCTTGATCCAGGTGTAGATCACATGGAAGCCGGGGTTCTGCTGCAGCAGCACGTAGTTGCAGTAGTCGGTGGCCTGCTCGGCCTTCTGCACGTCGTCAGCATTGCGCGGCGTGAACTCGACCACGGCGTCACCGCCGGCAAACACCTTCAGCAGCTGCGGCAGCATCCATTCCACTGTGGCCAGCACCTCGTTGCTGACCACTGCAGAGCGGCCATCAATGGCCGGCGGCGCAAGGTCGCCGACAGCCTTGCCCATGTAGTAGTCGAGCGCCTTCTTGCGCGCCTCGGTCAGGTCGGAGTTGTGCAGCCCGATGGACTGCTCCAGCTCGCGGTCGACCAGTGATCGCAGCTCGTCTTGTGTCAGTTCAGGCATTGTTCATACTCGGGTATTTGAGGCTGCCGCCCCATGTTTCGTTTGTCAGCTGGTCTGCCGCCACGGCGATGTAGCGCACGTTGTCGGCGCCGTGACTGAACTCGTCGTGAATGGGGGCGCCTGGCTCACCGGTGGACTGTGACACGCCACGGCGGTACCGCTTCAGACACTCCGGCAAGCGGCCGGCATTGGTCTTGTCGAAGTACATGCGCGGCAGGGTCATGCGGGCGAGGCGAATGCCATCCTCGATGCTCATGTTCGGGATGATGCGAACGTCCCAGCCAAAGCCGCGCATGATCTCCTCGCTGCTCTTGCCGGTCTTGTAGTCCTTGTGGCGGCCATCGTGCGGCAGCCACAGCGTTCCCCAGTTCAGCCCCAGCGCGCGCAGCTCGGTGTTGTAGCTGTCCAGCGTGCGGTGGCTGTCCTCGATGTTGCGCACCACGCGCAATTCGGAAGCGCTACGCTGCACGATGGAGATCGACATCGCGTCGTTCCAGCCAAGGTCAAAGATCACGTGCGCCTTGAGCATCGGGTCGTACGGCACATTGCCGATGCGGCCTTGCTCGTGGGCTGCCGCCACCTCGTCGGCGTAGATCGCACCGTCCACTGCCGCCTTGCACTCGCCATCCCAGATATTCGGGTAGTCCTTTGGCTGGGTTTCCATGCAGCGCAGCCTTTCCTGATCCAGTACATCCGGGAACCACGGGTTGTCGTTCCAGTTGATCTTCACCACCCAGTCACCCGGGCGGCGGTTGGTGACGAACCGGACATAGGTTTCGTCTGAGTCCAGATCCGGGTTGAAGGTGATCCAGATTTCCGACCCGGGTTTGCGGATGGTCGGAATCAGGATGTCCCACGATTTCTTGCTGACCGTCTGCGCCTCTTCGACCCATACGATGTCGTAGCCCTCGTAGGACTTCACCGACTCGACGGTGTGGGCGGCAAGACCGGCAAACGAAAAGAGCGACCCGTTAAGCCCGCGAATCTCGGTGTCCAGCACCTCGAAGAAGTAGCCGAGGCCGAGATCCTGAATCTGGTCTTTCAGCAGCTGGTGCACGGACTGTGCAATGGACTTCTGCACCTCACGGGCACAAAGGATGCGCAATGGCAGCATGCTGGCCATGACCAGCAGCGCACGGGCAAATGACCACGACTTGCCTGAGCCACGGCCACCATAGGCCACCTTGTAGCGACAGGGCTTGAATAGCCCCTTGAGCTTCGGGGGAAACCTGGCCTTAGTCCTCATCCCCGAAAATCACCTCAATTGAATGGCCGACTGGTCCACCGCCAGGGCCGGACAGCTCTTTCTTCACCCGGTCGGCGTACTTGTCCGGGTCGCGCGCCTTCAGCAGGAAGATCAGCAGCGTGTCGCTGTACTCGCGGATGGTGCCGACCTTGACGCCCTGGTAGAACACCGGCTTGAGGGTGCCTTCCTTGGCACGGCGTACCGCCTCGTCTTCCAGCGCGGCCGTGCCGAGCTTCACTGCCTCGTCCCAGGCGGCGGCGAACTCCTCGTCTTCCGCGCGCAGCCGGTACATGTGCGATCGGTCAATGCGGATCTTCTTGGCGGCCGCTGAAACGTTGGCCGTATCGGCAAGAACCTGCAGAAACTGCGCCAGTTTTTCTGGTGTTGCTTTTGTTGTGTTTGCCATGAGGCTTTCGCCTCCTCGGCGTGAAGTGGTGCCTTGGAAAACCAGTCAGGTTTCACGGCCTGCTGGCCAACCCGGCAGAAAACAAAAAGCCCCGCTCTCTGGCGGGGCTGGTTCGGCACATGAGCGCGCTCAACGTCTCATGTGGTGTCGCAAAAAAATACCCCGCATCATGGCGGGGTGGGGCTGAATTTCCGGTGGGCATAGCTCGACCACCACGTTGTCAAGATAGCACACCCTTGGTTTTACTGGATGTCATGTGGTGCATTGGCATATATGCCGAAATTGGGTTTGCCTGATATGCTAATGCAATTAAAGTTCTTCAACGTAAGTCGAGGTGAGATGATGCGCAACAAGTTTGTGATCGTATGCGAGCAGGAACACACAAGTGATGTGATTGGCAAGCTGATAGATATTGGCATCACCCCACATCCACTTTTTGACCGGCGTGCCTGGATTTTCTCCGCCGATGCGGAAATTGGCGCCATTAATTCCGCCATACTTGCTGGTACAACAAAGCCACACTTCACGCTTTTTGAAGCAAAGAACCGCATGTATAACGCGCCGGGTGACACCGCATCGTCGGTTAAGCTTGCATTCCCTTGAGCTCTATAACCCAAGTTGGTTTTGAGTGATTGCATAGGCCCTGGCTTGTTTTCTGCCCGGGCCTTCTCGTTCCCGTAAGTTGGCCGTCACCTTCCCAGCCCGCTGCAGCTTCACCAGCACGCTCATGATCTCAGCCGGCTGGTGCTCGAAATCCAGCGCCGCTTCCAGCTCGCCCAGCAGCATCGGGCGCGGCGCATCCGCCAGCACGTCGGCCAGCTTCCGCGCCAGCCCGTGTCCGCGGGGCCGCTTCATGCCGCCACCCGGTGCGACTCGCGCCAGACACGGCCGAAGCGAACGGTGGCCGCCAGCAGGGTGGTGTCGAACGACCGCGTCGACATGGCCAGCCGGCGGGCGACGATATCGTCGGCCAGATGCGGGAAGTGCACATGGCGCGCGCGCAGCACCAGCTTCTCCTGGTCGGGCAGGGTGTTCACCAGCCGTTCCACCAGCTCGCCCGTGCGCTGGTCGTACTTGAAGCGGAAGCGCTTCTCGGTATCGTCGGCATGCACGTACCGTTCCGGGTTGTTGGCATAGTGCTTCTCGATGCCGGCGCAGGTCTGTCGCCAGTTGCCGGTATCGACCGCCCATTTTGCCCAGTGCTGCAGAGCTGCTGCAGGTTCAATCATGATCATCCCCCTTGTCGTCTGATCAGGCCGCGAACAGCGCGCCTTCGATTGGTTTCACCACCACGTGCACACCAGGCACCTCGGCGTAACGCTTGCGCTTGCTGACGTCGCAGACCTGCACGTCGTCGTGCCACACCACGCCGTTGATGGCGTCGAAGATCGCCTTCTCAACGTTGTCGATGTCCGGCTTCTTGGTCGGGTACACCTGGCCTTGCAGGGCTGCTGCCTGCTTCTTCTTGGACCAGCTGGCCGGTACCGGTAGCAGGATCACCAGCTCCACGTCGACAGGGCCGTCGATCAGGTTGCGGCCAACCATGGCTTCCTGTGCTGCCAGCGCGACCAGGTTCTCGTAGCTGGCGGTTTTCTCCGGCGTGTACATGCGGGCGAACTTGCCGCCGCGGGTGGACACACGTGGCCGGCCCTTGCCGACGGGCGTACCTGGTACCTTGAATTTCACGACGTTGTTCATGCGGCCTCCGCGCGTTTTTGTTGTTTGGTCAGGTGCCATTTCTGGCACCTCGGGCACCGGTACGCCCGCAGGGTCTTGGTGTTCTTGCCGGCCATCCTGGCGGCGATGACCAGAGCGCCGGCATCGGACCTGTAGCCGTGTTTCTCGGGGCACTTCATGCGGCCTCCCGTTTTTCAACCAGCAGCAGGATCTCGTTTGCTCGCTCGACATCGAGTTGTTGCATGCCAAGTGCGGGCTTGTTGGTGCCGGCGATCATCACTGCCATGGCCACGTTGGCATCGCCGATCAGCATTGGTGCTTCGATCACAGGGAAGCCTTCCCGCCGGCTATCGGCCTCGATGATGCCTACCAGCACCGGCAGGTACTCTGGCACCTCCTGGCGGCCGGCAAACGCGCGGTACCGCTGCTCGAACTCACGAGCCACGAACGGCCACTCGTCCTCAGTCTTGCGCCCCATGGCGATCCAACCTCCCATTTCGTGCAGCACGCGGTGGATCAGCGGGTCATCGAACACTACGCTGCTGTAGGTGCCGATGCGGCGCACAGCCTTGTCGACCTTGTGCCAGGCCTGCAGCGCCTTGTCCTGGCTGGAACCCTGCATCATGCGGATCAGGTCGGCCGGCTTCGGCATGAACTGGCCGTTGTCTGGGTTGGTGATGTGGCGGTTCATGGCCTCACGTACCACGGCCATGTCGTGTTGCTGCAGCGCGCCCCAGTAGATCGACACGCTGAAGGGGGTCATCGGTTTGCCGTAGAGCTCAGACACGGCCTGCAGCAGGGTCTGAAACTGGTCGAAGTCGTTTTGCGTCATGGTTGAATCTCCCGTTCGGCGGCACTGCCGTCACCGGCACCAAAGATCATTTCCCGGGCAGCGGAGAAGGCGGCGGCGTTCTTGTCGGCAATGGTGGTGCTGGCTACTGGTGCTCTGCGTGCAGACACCGCCTGATCCTTGCCGTTGCCGAAGTTGCGGCGACGGCGCAGCCACATTTCGAACTCGGCATTCCAGTCGGCGGAGAGCTTGCCCTTGCTCCGTGCGTTGGCCAGGAACATGCCCAACTCGTTCTGCAGGTCGAGGTGCATGTTGATCGCAAGACCGCGGTGCGATGGCGTCGGGGTCAGGTCGGCAGGGGCTGTTGTCGGGCAGGCAGCAGGGTCGGTCATCGGCCCCGAGCGAGTGCGCGGCTCTCTCTCATAGTTACCTTTAGGTAACGTATTGGTGTCTGGTGACTGGTGAGCATTGCCATCGCATTCCGAATTGATGCGTTCACATGGTTCTGTTGATGCGTTCGCATTGCCTTCGCTGTCCGTTGGCATTGCGTCCGGTTTGCCATCGGATTGCGGTGGCAATGCTGGGTCAGGATTGCCAGCATTCGTTTTGCTTTTGCTCCAGCGTGCGTTCGCACTGTTGCGGGCCTTCTCCTGCTTCTCGCGGTAACGGGCAATTTCCTCGTCGCAGCGCGCGTTGTGGTACCCGTCATCGGCCAGGATGAAGAACTCGTCCAGCACGATTTGCACGGCTTCACGCTCCTCTTCAGAGCGGGCGCAGATCAGGCGCTGCACGGCGCGAAGATCAGCCGGCAGCGGCCCCTCCAGGGCGTAATACTTGCGGATCAGGCGGCTGTACGCGGCGTCCTCCACGAACGACAGATGCGCCGTGGCCTCCGCGTAGTCGCCGATGTGGTGCTCGTAGTAGTTCATGCCGCCTCCTGCACAGAAAGCGCCATTGCCACCGGCCGCACCCAGATCGGTGTCGCGGAAAGCACGAACGTCTCGCCCGACCAAGCCAGTAGCAGGGTGGTGCCCATCATTTCGGCAATGGCGGTGGCGGCCTCCGGCGGCACCATATTGCCGATCCGTTCGCGCCAATCACTGTCGCTCAGGCCATCCAGCTCCAGGTACTCTTCCGGCTCGATGAGGCTTTGCAGGGCAGCCAGCTCCAGTGTGGTGAATGGCCGGTGCCAGGTGCCATCCAGCGACCGGATAACGCACTGCAGCTTCTCGTTTGGCTCTGGCATGCGCGGGTCGGCTACGCTCCAGCGGCCGTTGTCGTGGCCGGCGGCGGCCGATACAGCACCGCTTGTCTGATCCCAACCCAGTACGCCGTAATGGCCGCCTGTCAGGTAGTTGTCACCGCTTTGGCGCCGGTTCAGACCGCTGCGAGGGTCGGCCACTGCAAATGCACCTTGGCCAGTGGTGCTGCCAGAAATCACGGTGCCGGCCGCCTCATCCCAGCGGGTGACCATGTATTTGCCAAAGGTAGGCCCCGCACGGCGCGGGTCTGCTACAGAGAAGGCGCCTTGGCCCGGGCCGGTCTGGCCGGCGACGGTACCGGTGTATTCGTCCCAGCGGCGCACCCCGTAGGCCTGGCCATCATTCCAGCGAGCCGACTGATTGAAGCGAGGATCTGCAACAGAGAACGCGCCGTTGCTTGGCGTCGAGCGGCCTGCAATGGTGCCTGCCGGTTCATCCCATCCATTCACGCCCAGGTAACCGGCGCGATATTCTGGTACCAGAAGGAAGTCGCGCAGCTGGCCATCATCGACCGCCAGCTTGTTCAGGCTGCGCCAGTCGCTGCCCGCCTCGACAAACGCCAGGCGCACCCAAGTCTTCCACTGCAGGGAAGGCACGCGGTGCATGGGGCCGCACGAAAGATCGCCAGGCATCGGCATGCGGCCCAGCACGGTGCCGACAGCCTCAAGGCGCTTTTTCTCCGGCTCGTACAGGAACGGAGCGACCTTCTCGACGTGTCGGGCAACCAGCAGGAAGCGCTTGCGGCTTTGTGCCAAGCCTCCGATCTCGCCGCAGTCGTGTGTAGTCTCGGCCACAGCGTAGCCGTAGGCGCGCAACAGGCCGCCGATCTGGTCCAGCAGGTGCCGGCCGCGGTTGGCGATGCGTGGCACGTTCTCGAACACGATCAGCTCGGCCGGATCGTCGGCATAGGCCTCCAGGGCGAGCCAGATCCCGCGCAGGGTCAGGCGATTCAACGCCTGGTACTTGGCAGTTTTGCTGCGCGATTCGTTCAGCAGGCCACTGAAGCCCTTGCAGGGGGCGGACAGAAACCAGATGTGCGGGCTTTCATTGCCCATGGCGCGGCGGATGTCGGCCGGTGTGGCCTCACGCCAGTCTGCTGGCGGTTCCTTGCCATGGAAGTCGATGTACTGCGAGCGGTCAAACAGATCCATTACCGTACCCGGCACGCCGACAATACGGTCAAAGTCACGGATAGCAGCCGGATCCACATCAATGCCGCCCAGGCAGCGGAAGCGTGCTTGTAGATTGCCGACACGCGGCTGCGCCTTGTTGAAGCCTTTGGCGCCACCGCCGAGGCCGCAGAACAGGTGACCATGGCGAATTTCTCGGATCTCCATGCTCACCCCTCCACCTGCTGCAACAGCCCGGCAGTCACCGACAGCAGGTCGCGCAGCTCCTTGGCGATCCGCTTGCGCTCGGCCGGGCTCAGCTGCTCGCCCCATTCGCTTTCCGGATGCTCGGACTCGTTGATCTGCTGGCCGACGTCGCCGCACTCCTTGGCCAGGTGGCAGAAGTCGCGGGACAGCTCGCGCAGAGAAGGTTGGCCACAGGGCAGGGCGACGGTCACGCGGCCCACCAGCGCCGCCAGTGCGTCGGCAATGGCTGGGTTCTGCGTGCGGTCGGTGATCTCGGCGGCCTCTTCCAGCGTCAGCTGGTTGGTGTCGCAGTTCGGATTCAGCTTGTTGGCGAAGATCGTCGGGTTCTTGTGCATCGCCAGCGCCAGGCCGGCGATACCGTTGTGGTAGCCCTTGGCGATGGCTTGGGCTGATGCGGTGATGTGGCTATAGGGGTTTGGGCTCATGATTAGCTCGCCCTCTTCATGCAGACATCATCGTTTGTGGTGGGTAAGCTAGTGCCAGTACCCCAAATATCTGGACGAAGTTCGGCCAGGGTCAGTCGGTTATCAATAGCGACAAGCTTCTTTGAAAGCGCAGGGCTCGGGCGACGACGGCCTGTGCCGCACTGCCAGAGGTATACCGCGTCTGTACCTGCCTTATCTGCAAGCTCACGACGCTCGCTCGATGTTAGGCCCATTAGATTCATGCTCATCTCCTTGTCTGGAATGAGCAAATATTAGCAACGTGCGAATCATAAAGCAATCGCAACGTGCTTATCGTCATGAGATTAGCTAGTTGCTATAAAACCGCCATGAGAGTTGAAGAAATCCGCCTGCTTAATCTGCAGAAGCTTGTTGCAGAGATGAAAACCAGTGCCGCTGTCGCAAAAGCAGCGAGCACTGCTCCTTCCTACATCAGCCAGATCCTCACCAGGGCGCCATCGCGGACGGGCAAGCCACGCGATGTCGGATCCGACTTGGCGCGAAAGCTTGAGAGCGGGTGTGGAAAGCCTGTTGGCTGGATGGATTCTTTGCATGATGGTGATGAAGCGCTGCGCGCTGCACTCGGCCCAGCCATCACCACCCCGCAGCGCCCCGTCGTGGTCGTGGAGTCCGACGAGGACATCCAGCATGAAGTCTTCGCCATTCCGCGCTACCGCGTGAAGGCCTCGGCCGGCAGTGGCGAGCCCGTATTCGAGATCGACACCGAGGGCACGCCGAACTACTGCCGCAGCGGCTGGGCGCTGAAGAACGGCTTCAAGCCGGACAACCTGTTCTCGATCGTGGCCGCCGGCGACAGCATGGAACCGACCATCCCGGACGGCGCCAGCCTGATCGTGCATCGCACGTCAGAGATCGCCAACGGCAAGGTGCACGTGATCTGCCGCGGCACGCAGTGCTACGTGAAGCGGCTATTCGCGCAGATGGACGGTTCGGTGCTGGTGCGATCGGACAACCAGGACGTCTACAAGGATCTGACCGTGTTGCCGGATGACCCCGACTCGCTGCATGTGGTGGGGCTGGTGGTGTCGGTCAGTTTTAATTTGTGATCATCGGCAAGAAGGTGTGACGTGGCGGGTATGTGCTTCCGGGAAATTAAGTCAGCACTGGCTTATTCGACTCAGCCATATGTCGCATTGCAGTACATACGTAACTTGCGTACAATTACCCCATGAATGCAACCTTTGTCGAACTGCCGCCATTTGCCCGTTACCGCTCCGAGTACCTTGATGACGAGGCGTTTCGAGAACTGCAGAAGCAGTTGCTACAGCGACCACAAAAAGGTGACGTCATCCAGGGAACCGGCGGTTTGCGTAAGCTGCGCTTCGCTGATGCTCATCGCGGCAAGGGCACGCGCGGTGGCTTGCGTGTGATCTACTACTGGTGGCTGGGCGGGGATCAGTTCTGGCTTTTTACCCTGTACGATAAAGACGAAGCCGCCGACCTGACCAGCGACGAGCGCAAGGAGCTGAAGGCCATGCTAGAGCGCGAACTGCAACTGAGGAGCAAAAAATGAAACGCAATATCTTTGCCGAACTGACAGAGGGTTTTGATGCCTTGGCGGCTGAGCGTGAAGGCAAGTTGACGCTGCGTAGCCACACCGTCAAGCGACAGCCGGCACCGCAAGTGACGGCGCAGGAGGTGGCTAAGCTGCGCGAACGGTTGAATATGTCCCGGACACTTTTTGCTCGCGTGCTGCGCACCAATGAACGCACCCTTGAGAACTGGGAACAGGGCCGGGCAAAGCCGAACTCCCAAGCCGCGGCATTGATCCGCTTGGTGGAAAAATTCCCAGACACAGTGGAGCGCTTGGCCGAAGTCTGATTTCGCCGTGAAGTGCCACCACTAAACCCGCCGCGAGGCGGGTTTTCCATTGCCGGACAGAATCGCTTAGTTGTACGGGCTGTTGTACTGGTTACCGTAGCCATTGTTGGGTTGAGTGCGGGTGCCGCGCTCGCCAGTGTGCGGATTGGTGTTGCCCTGCGTTGACCAGTTGTTGTTGAAGTTGCCGTCATTGTTCGAGCGGTAGTGTGGCTGAACATACGTGCCATCAGAGCGGGTGTGCCCGCGGACGAAGGTGTCGGCGAGCGCCGGCGCTGCGGCCAGTGCCAGCACGATCAGAAGTGTGCGCATAAATTCTCCAGGTCGGTTGTGAGTGTAGGAAAGCATCAACTAGTGACATGGTAATATAATTCCAATGTCAAAGTGCGAGATGACTGTCTGCAGGCGCTGCGGCATCGTGCGGTCGCCGGTGGGTGGGGGTTATTGATCGGGGAGGGTAGAGATGGGCGTTATTGACTTTGTCTTTGGCAAAAGGTCAGGGCCAAGCGAGGCTCCAGATGGTTCTTATTTGGAGGTAAGGGTATTCACTCGTCGCCAGCGCTTATTGAAATCACTACTCGCTGTCGCGATGACCCTCCCAGTTGCCATATTTTTGCCGGGAGCATGGATGTCTGGCGGGGGCGGAACTCCTCTTTTTTACTTCATGCTCGCTTACACCTGCATTGGGCTGCTAGCAACGATCAGGTACTGGCGAACATCTTCTACTCTGGTTCCTTCCGATGAATGGAAGCAGAAAGAGCAACTCGAAGAGCAGGAGTCATCGCGAAAAAGCGAAGAGTTCTGGGGACGCTGGTACATGAGGTATGCGATAGCCATTGCGGCCTTTGCTATTGCTGGGTACATGCTTGATGAGAACCCTGAAAAATGGTGGGTGCCGGCCTTCTTCGGAATCATTGGAGCCATCAAGGCGTATGAGCTGGTGATTCTTGCCGTTGTGATTGCAGCAATTGTGCTTGCTATCAAGCTGATCATCGCTCTTCCTGTGAGCTTGGCCGTAATACTTGGTGCCCTCATCATCGCATTTGCAGTCAGAAGGTGATTAACAGCTAGCCAGACCAACCCGCTTCGGCGGGTTTTTTGTTGCCTGTTGCATTTCTTCTACATATCGGGAGGCTTGATTAGCAATGGTTTCGCATGGATTAGCAACAAAAGTTAGCAATGAGCTATTGCATAAATGTTCGCTCGTTGCTAATCTTCACTCAACAGCACAGCAACACCGTGCACCGATCTTAAACAACACACGAATACGGAAGCCACTCACCGGCGCAGCGCTGCAGGCACGCAGACTGCGATTGAGCGGCAACCATCAACACACCACCCGGATACGGCCAGCGGTGCTGCGCGATGAAGCGGAGGGCGGCAAGCGGGAGGGCTCGGGGAGCCAAGACGTAGGGGAAGGGTGGGGATGTTGATGGGTAACAACTGGCGCACCGCGGCCAGGCAACCGAGCAAAGGAAGCGAACAAGCGGAGTTGGCGAAAGGCGAGTTACCCAGCCAAGGAAAGCGCTGCGGCGCATGGGGTACTGATCGGTTGGCGCCCGAGTAACGCATCAGCAGCCTTTAACACGAAGACATCGAATCGCAATCAGCCGGAAGAGCATCGCATAACCGGCGCCGGACGCTGTACCCGGCACGCGGCTTCTCACGAGGCCGCACATGCAAGGACACTGCCTGCATTTAACCCCATCGATCCTGCCGTCGCTGAGTGGGTAGTGTCCTTCCATGTTTCAAGAGGAAAGGAACTGACGTATGGAAGCACAGCAGAAGAAGCTGAACACAGCGCAGAAAGACATGATCCTAAATGCGCTGTGCCAGCTTGTGGCCAATCAACGTGACACTGGTAGATCAGTGCAGGACACGGCGAAAGACCTGATAGAAGCTGCGAGGCTTATTAACGAGGCTTGATGTCACCCATATCAATCCCGCTCTCAACATCACTCTGCAGTCTGGATGACAGCGTTTTTATGAAATCAGCCATCATTTCCGCTTTGTAAGCGCCGTTTCCATTGGCACAAAAAAACTGGGGATCAGACTCGCTGATTCGTATTGCAAAATTAAGCGCCATCGCATCGGCGTTGTACTTTTCCATAGCATGCTCCTTAAGTTGGGTTTGACATTGGAATCGACAGCCTAGCACAAGAGCATTTATGGAAATACCAGCCTGAGCGCAGGCCGTGGGGAATGGCGAAGAAAGTTCCACGTAAAGGCACAGTTCGTCTGGCAGCCGGGAAAGACCGGCACCAACACAGAATCCGAGGCGTGGAAGCTGTGCCAGAAGAACGGCACTGGAACACGCGGGAAGGGCGGGAACAAGCGCCCACAATGAGGCCGAAAGGCTTGAGGTTCCGGGCAGAACCACAGTTAGCGCGGATGCGCCGTTATCGAGAAGAGCAGTTCTGCCACTGCCAGTGTCGCGACTGGCCGGATTCTGTGTTGGTCACCAGCAGCGCCTGAGCACCGCTGCATTCACCCGCAATGGTACTGAATGAGACCGCACCCACGCTTTATGGGAGTGGTGACCAACTACCAGCACCAAACAGGCGAGAGCGGCCTGAACCAACGGCTTGCACGACTGGCCGCCGTAAGCGGCCAACCTTTCTCCTCGATGTTGTGTCTTGCCCCGCCATGTGCGGGGCTTCTTTTTTTCTGGAGGCAGCTATGTCACTCAAATCGTGCCCGCCGTGCACCGGCGACTGCAATCAGGGGCGTAGCTGTCCGGCTCGTCAGCCTGTAGCCCGCATCATCCTGCACCCCGCCTGCGCCAGCAGCCCGGATGCAATCGAGGCCGTAGAGAAAGCCACCGGCCTCGTGGCGGTACGTGATCGCCGCCGCCCCGTGGTTCGCCTGGTGCCGGCCCTGCGCCTGGTCAAGGGCGGTGGCCAAGCAGTCAAGGAGAGTGCGTGATGAAGGCCTTCGTAATTTCGGCTGTGCGCGGCCTGCTGGCGTTGGCCACCTTCTTTGTCGTGATGGGCATCGCCCAAGCCATGGAGCAACTGTGATGAATACCGCAACCACCCCATGTCCCGTCGTGGCCAGCCTTGGCCAGTACCTGGCCGCGCAGAACCGCGACGAGTGCCTGATTCTCGCCATCGAGGCTGAGGCCGACCTGCTGCTGGAAGACGAGAAGCGCCGCGCCCAGCTGGCGGACAGCTTCGTGGAAAGTCTGCACGACGCCGGCAGCGAAGTGCTGCTGGCCGAGTTCCACGCCTTCGTCGGCAAGCAGCTTCTCCGCGCCGCGTTTGACCACGATTCGGTGGTCAGCGCGCTGTATCCCAACCTGTCCAAGGCCGCCCGCGAGTGGGTGGGTCTGGTCGCCGAAGTCCAAGTGAAGAAGGAGGCAGCATGACTGCAATTACCCGAGAGGAGTGGCTGGCACTCCGCAATACCGGTATCGGCGGCAGTGACGCCGGCGTGGTACTGGACGTGAACCCATACAAGACACCGTTCCAGCTGTATCTGGAAAAGCGCGGAGAGGTGGAGGCGGATGACATCAGCGACAAGGAGGCCATCATCTGGGGCCACCTACTGGAGAACGACGTCGCAGCAGAGTACAGCCGCCGTACCGGCCGCAAGGTCGAGCGCTGCACCACCATGCTGCGCCACCCGCAGCACGACTGGATGCTGGGCAACCTGGACCGGTTGGTGTGGGAGGGTGACAAGCGCCCGCAGTACAAGGGTGAAATCCGCACCCGGAGGCTGCTGGAGTGCAAGACAGCACTGGGGAGGTTCATGGATAAAACCCAGTGGGGACCAGACGGCACCGACGAGGTGCCGTTGTCGTATCTGGCCCAGTGCCAGCACTACCTGGCCGTGACTGGCGCCGAGGTGTGCGACCTGGCCGTATTGTTGGCCGGCCCTGACTTCCGCATCTACACCATCAACCGCGATGAGGATCTGATTGCGCAGATCATCGAGCGCGAGGGCACGTTCTGGGAGCAGGTGCAAAGCGGCAGCGCGCCGGCGCCGGACTACAACCACCCGACCACGGGCGACCTGCTGGCCAAGTTGTACCCCGGCACCGACGGCACCGAGATCATCCTGCCAGATGGCGCCGCCCACTGGCAGCAGGTGATGGCCGAGGCGAAAGAGCAGGTGAAGTTCTACGAGGCAGTCGCTACCGGCGCCAAGAACCACCTGTTGCACCTGATGGGCAGCGCCGCGGTGGGCAAGCTGCCGGACGGTAGCCAATTCACCCGCAAGGAAGTGAAACGCGCCGGGTTCTCCGTCGACGCGGTCACCTACGTTGATTTCCGATTCAAGAAAGCGAAGGACGCAGCATGAACGACGTTATCGAACACCAGACCAGCCAGACGCCGGCCTACCATGGCGACCAGACTTCTACCACTGCGATGGTGCTGGACTCCAACACTATCGATAGCATCATGCGGGTGGCTGAAATCATGGCCAGCGGCAAGTCCACCATCCCGGCGCACTTGCGCAATAACCCGGGCGACTGCATGGCAGTGGTGATGCAGGCGATGCAGTGGAAGATGAACCCCTTCGCCGTGGCGCAGAAAACACACCTCGTGAATGGCACGCTGGGCTACGAGGCGCAGCTGGTCAATGCGGTGGTGTCCTCCTCGTCGCTACTGCGAACCAGGATCAGCTATGAGTGGGATGGCGACTGGTCGCGCTGCAGTGGCAAGAACGACAAGAGCACCAACCTGACGGTGACGGTGTCGGCAACCCTGAAGGGAGAGTCTGAGCCGCGCCGCCTGACTATCAGCATGGCTCAGGCAGGCGTGCGCAACTCTCCGAACTGGGAGCACGATCCGAAGCAGCAACTGGCTTACCTGTGCACCAAGCGCTGGGCCCGTCTGCATGCGCCGGATGTCCTGCTTGGCGTCTACACCCCGGACGAAATTGAAGTTGCCCCCCGCACTGAGCGCGACGTGACGCCGCCGGCAGAGCAGCCGCCAAGCAGGCCCGCTACGCGCACAGATGCGCTGAAAGGTAAGTTGGCCGGCAAGGCGCAATCGAAGCCGGCTGAGAGTGCTGCAGCACTGCCAGCGCCCACTCTTGACATGATCGCCGAGCAGCTGCGTCAGGCAGCCGGCAAAGCAGATATGGATCGCATTGGCCAGCTGATCACCCAGCTGCCGGACGGCCAGTACGACGCCGGCCTGCAGGCGTTCAATGAGCGCGTCACCGAACTCAAGGCCAAGGCGCAGCAGCGACAGGGCAGCCAGGTGCAATTCGACGCAGACGGCTTCGCTCAGCGTATCGCCGCCTGCACCGACATCGACACCCTGGATGTGATGGCAGAAGAGCTGCGCGATATCGAGAGCAGCGGCGAGCACGATCGCTTGGTTGGTCTGTACCGCGACCGCCGCGCCGAGCTGGCGATTGGCTAACCCATGGCCGGCCTTGTCCTCAGCAAGCCGGCCAGCCAGTGCTACAGCGAGAAGAAGCTGACGCAGCTATTGGCCGACGCCGAGCTCAGTGCGACCCGCGACTGGGATCGCAACTTCATCACCGACATGCAGAGCCGCTACAAATCGTACGGCATGGGCATGCACATCAGCACGCTACAGAAACACCATCTGGAGCGGATAGCAGACTTCACCACCAATGAAAGGGCACGCAATGGAACAACCGATTAACCAGGAAGATATGGACCGTCTGCAAGAGCAGATGCACGCGGAGTGGACTGCTGAAACTTTCCTGATGGGCAACCTCATCAAAGCCGCCACCCGCCAGTTGAAAGAGCTGGCGATGCCGTTCAGTAAGATGGACCAGGACGCGCAGGAGAAGGTGTTGGAGCGCGTGCACGAGGACATTTCCAAAGCGGTGCTGGAAGCGGTGAACGTAATCGCCACGGGCAACCGGATCCACTTCCGTACCGCCGTGAAGTCCGTCCAGTTCGTAGAGGACGAGGTGAAGGTGCAGCTGACCTGCGTGAACAGTATCGAGGCCCACCACTTGGCCAACAAAGCCGGCGGCATCGTGATGGTGGTGCTGGAAGATGGCAAACGCTATCTGGAAGTGGGCGATGCGCTGGAAGGCGAGCCAGACCAACCGCCGCTGTTTGATACCAGCACGGCCGGCAGCGGCTGGCAGGAGCGGGAAGCAGCGTAACGACACAGGCCACCCAAGCGGTGGCCTGATTCATTACTGATCAAAGTCATCTAGGTGTATCAAGCGTGGACCTTCATGTCGCTGTCGCCCAGCCGTGAAAAAGATCTCCGCGTGCCCTAATTGCTGTAGTGCAATTCGAAACTGATTGCCAACGTCAGCCATCATGTTGAGCTGGTCTTCAGGCGGAGTATCCAGGTAGCGGATCAGATCCTCTTTTTGCCACGTAATAGCAACGTTGAGGCTGTGCGGGTATTCATTCTGCCCGCCACCTGGGTTGCCAATTTCAGCGAGGTTGAGAGGGTCCGCAGTACGGATGTAAACATATCCGACACCATCAAAGACACCGTGGCTGATGACTACCTCATATCGGAATGGCCAAGCCGCTTCCAAAGCTTGCGTCAGTTGCAAGCCTGCCTGACCAAGCCACTTGCTTTGATACTCATAGTTCATGCTCTGTGCCTCGCTGGTTTTGTGGAGAGCAAGAGTATATGCATATTTAAATTGCATTTGCACGGAATGGAGGCGCAGATGGGCACCAGCCAGCTCGACCTGTTCACCGCAGACGACGCGCCGGCCCTGCCGCTGGCGCGCCTGAGCAACAACCCCAACGCCTACGACCCCGCAGACTGCCACTGGATACGCGCCGAGCCCATGCCGGGCTATGTCCTACGCCTGGGCTTTGCCCGTGACACCGACGGCTGGCACATGGCGGCCGGCTACCACTTCCCGGACGTGGGCAGCATCGGCCCAGTGTTCGTACGGTCTAATGCCTACCCCGTCTACGGCGACGCCAGCCGGGCAGGGTTGGAACGGCTGAGGCTGATGGTGAATGGGCTGCAGCTGGCCAGAACTATTTCCCCAGACAAGGCCAAGCGGATCCGCGAAGCCATCGACAACATCACCCAGGCCGCCCCGTGCGGCCTTTCTCTTTTGAAGGACGCAGCATGAAAAACATCGCCAAAATCATCCCCATCCACCCGGAAGTGGCCGAGCTGCTGACCAGCCAGAGCAGTCAGATCGAAGCCCTGCAAAGCCAGATACTGGAACTCGGCCGCCAGAACATCGCGCTTGCGGCCGAGGCCGAGGGCAGGGAGCTGACTGAACAGCAGCTCGCCGCAGCGGACGCGCGCATCCGCGAACTCGAAGCCGCCCTGGTGCTGGCCAATCTGCCGGCCGGCAGCCGTGACAACGTGATCCAGATGGTGCGGGAGGCAGCATGAGCGAACAGACCCAACACGCCACGCAGCCAGCACCGCCCGCCCAGCAGCAAGCGCAGCCGGTGGCGTGGGGCGTAGAGCTGACGTCAAATCGCTGTTCTGATTTCGGTAAACGATATTTTGTTGACGTGCGCACAGATATAGAAGGCGCAAGGCGTGAGCAGGGCGGGTATGTTACTGCCGCTGAAGCTACCATTGTCCCACTCTACGCCGAGCCACCCCACCCGCGCGCCCAGCTGATGCGGGTGGCGGAGGCGGTGCGAGATGCTACAAAGGCATCCGCAGAGATTTGCGGGCAAGAGGGTTACATCGGCTGGAGCGGCGTTGACCTCGCCGCCATCGTTGACGCCATCCAGCCGCAGGAGCAGGCAGAACGCTGCCAGTGCTCCGGATACTTGATAACGGCAAGCGAACACAAAGGCTGCTTGCGTGCTGGGCGTGCAGAGGTGCAGCCCGCCCCGGTGAACCAGCAGCTGCTGGCGGCGCTGAAATTGGCGCTGGACATGATGGTTGTGAACGGGATGGACATCCCGAAAACACAAACCGTCATGATGGAGGCCATCGCCGCCGCCGAGTCCGCGCAGGCGCAGCAGCCGGCGGATGGGGTAGGGATAGCGATGAAATCGGCTATGCGCAAATGGTTCTACGAAGAATTTGAGGACGAATTACTGGCGAATATGGAAGCCGCAGGACTCATTGCTCAAGCAGAAGGATATTCGATCTCTATGTTGGCAAGCATGGAAGTGGAAATTGACGCCGCCCTTGCCGCGCACAAGGCGCAGGAAGGCGGTGCCGTATGAACACCATCCGTCTTGGTCCCAACCAGCGCCGCGCGCTGCAGCTGCTCCAGCAGGCGCCGGCCGGCATGACCCGCACCGAGCTGCAAACCGAACTCGGCATTCAGGATCTACGCTCCATGCAGCACCTGCTGAAGGCGCTGCGTGAACGCCAGCTGATCCACATCGCCGCTTGGCGCTACGAGTCGGCCGGCGCCAGCTGCCCGGCCTGCCGCGTGTTCGTGCATGGCCCTGGCAAGGATGCGGCCAAGCCGGCCACGCTGGGGCGCGAGGTCTGCCGCCAGCGGCACCGCAACAAGGTTGGCCGCAAGCTCTACAACCGCGTCACCGAAGCCCGCAAGCGTGGCGCCGTGCGTCTAGTGCTGGGCGGCATCACCGTCTGGCAGCGGGGTGTCGGCTTCACCCTGGCTCACACCGATCAAGAAACAGATGAAAAAGGCGGGATGCTGAATGCCGCCTAACCTGCAAACACGAAACGACGACACGCCGGTCACTATGCCGGCGTTTTCATTGGGAGATGGTGATGGACGATATTGTGACCTTGCCTGTGAAATGGGTTCGCGCTGATGCCTATTGCAGGCTGACGGGCGAGCCGATGGAGGCTGTACTCAAGCGCGCTCAAGATGGCATTTGGGCTGCGGGCAAACATTACAAGCGGACTGGTCCGCGTACCCTCTGGATCAACCTGATAGAGGCAACAAAATGGGTAGACCAACAGCCACACGTCGAGTCGTCCTTCCCGAGGGGGTCGAAATCAGGGAGTGGAAACACAGCCGCAGCATAAGGATAACCTTCACATATCAGGGCAAGCGCCGGCGGGAGACCCTTGATGTTGAGGTTACGCCGGCCAACATAAAGTACGCGGCCAGGCTACGTGGCGAGGTGCTGAATGAAATTGCCCGCGGCACATTCGACTATTCCACCACTTTCCCCAGTTCGAAGCATGCAAAGCGAGAAGCAAAACCGAAGCGGCCGCACCAGTATCGGATTGAAGATTTGGTGACCGCTTATATCGATTCTGCCCGCAGGCTTGGCTCCCTTTCCCCATCCAGTGTGGCGTGCTACGCACGCTGGGCCAGATCCCGCATCATCCCGAAGTGGGGAGATATCCTAGTGGATGAGCTCACCACACCGGAGCTTCGGGATTGGATTGTGGGCCTGTCATCGGAGCTGGCGCCGAAGTCTGTCCGCAACTGCGTTGGCCTGCTGTCATCGGTACTAAACCGCGCTGCCGCCGATGGCATCATCCCTACCAGCCCGCTGGCACCAATCAAGATGCGAACAGTGCTACCCAAGAAAAAGCGCGTCGACGATGACAAAATCGAGCCTTTCAACTCTCTGGAGATCAAGGCCATTCTGGATGCGTGTACGCACCCAGAGGTGAGGGCAGTTTTTCAGTTTGCATTTGGCACCGGCATGAGAACAGGGGAGGTTATCGCCATCAAATGGCAGCACATCGACCTGGTCGCCGGCAGGATCACCGTAGCGGACAACGTGGTAAGTGCAGAAGGTGGTACGGTGGAAAAGAGCACCAAGACGGACAGCACCAGGGTGATACCAATGCTTCCGGCCGCCCGCATCGCCCTGGAAGCGATGCGGCCAGTGACCGGCAGCCTGCCTGGCAACTACGTGTTCATAAACCCGAACACCGGGAAGCGCTGGGGCGGCGACCGCGTGCTGCTGAGCCACTGGACAAAAGTGCTGCAGGAGACCAAAGTTCGGTACCGGAATCCCTACCAGACGCGTCATACCTTTGCGTCAATGCTGCTGATGGCCGGCGAACCAGAGCTGACCGTGGCAAAGCTTCTTGGACACACGACCGTCGAGATGGTGAGACGGCACTACGGCCGATACATCAGCCAACCAGATGGCGTGATACTTCGGGGCGAGTACAACGAGCTGGCGGGGTAG